GCCCGGCGCCGGACGAACAACTACGGCATCTCCTTCGGCAAGGAGTCCAAGGACTCCCCCCGGAAGATCGACGCCTACGCCGCTTTGATGCTGGCGCACGAAGCGCTGTACGAGCTGCGTACGCGCGGCAAGAAGGTCCGCAAGCGTACGGGCCGTGGCTACTTCATCTGACCCTGTGCAAGTGTGACTGAAAGGTGGTGAGGCATGGCCGACACCAGCCCAGCATCCCTGGCGAAGGAACTCCTCGCCATCCTCGATCGAGACGGCGCCCGCATTCAGCGGATCGACGACTACATGCACGGCGAGCACGACGACCCGTACATGCCGCCCCAGGCGGACGACGAGTACCGGCTGCTCGCCAAGCGCGCGGTGTCCAACTGGATGCCGCTCCTGATCGGCACGCCTGCTCAGGCCCTGTACGTGGACGGCTACCGGCCGGGCTCGAAGAGTGCCGGCCTCCCGTCCGTCTCGTCCTCGACGAGCGGGCAGTGGTCCCACTGGCAGCGTTCTCGCATGGACGCCCGCCAGGCCGCGGTCTACCGGGGCGCCCTTGGCTACGGTCACTCCTTCGTCCTGACGGAGAAGACCAAGAAGGGCGTCATGTCCAAGGGCCTGTCGGCCAAGCGGACGGCTGCCCTGTTCGAGGACCCGGCGAACGACGAGACGCCGTACGCCGCGATCACCGTGGTGTCCAAGCCGCGAGGCGAGACGCCGGGTAAGGCCCGGCTCTTCGACGGACGCAACGAGTACGCGGTCCAGTTCAAGTCGTACACCGACACCGACTCCATACGGGTCGGCGCCGGTAAGCGGCATGGTGCGACGGAGTGTCCGGTCACCCGGTTCGCCGCCTCGGTCGACCTCGAAGGTCGCACGATCGGCGTCGTCGAGCCGATGATCCCGCTCCAGAACCGCATCAACCAGACGATCTTCGATCTCCTGGTCGCCCAGACGTACACCTCGCACGAGGTGCGGTACGTGACCGGTATGGCGCCGCCTCTCCAGATGGAGATGGTGGACGAGAACGGTCAGGTCACCAACGATCCGGCGCTCGCTGTCGACAGCCGGCCCCGCCTCGACCCGGCCGGTAACCCGGTCCCGGCGAACATCAACCACAACGCCCGGCGCTTCCTCTTCGCCGAGGACCCGGACGTGAAGTTCGGTTCGCTGCCCGCTGGCCCGATCGGCTCGCTGATCGACTCCGTCGACATGAGCATCCGCCACCTCGCGGCCGTCTCCCAGACTCCGCCGCACCACCTGCTCGGCCAGATCGCGAACCTGTCTGCCGAGGCCCTGCTCGCTGCGGAGACTGCGCTGTCGCGGAAGATCACCGAGTTCCAGTCCATCTTCGGAGAAGCCTGGGAGCGCGTCTTCCGCCTGGCCGCCGAGCTTGAGGGCAACACGGCCGCGCAGGAGGACTTCAACGGCGAGGTGCAGTGGCGGGACATGGAGTCGCGTTCGCTCGCCCAGGCCGCGGATGCTCTCGGCAAGTTGGCCGACCAGCTCGGTATCCCGAAGCGTGGTCTGTGGAAGCGGGTGCCCGGCATCACCCAGACCGAGTACGAGGACTGGGAGCAGATGGCCGAGGAGGACGACTCCGTCGGCCAGCTCGCTACAGCCCTGACCCGAGCTACGCCCAGCGTGGCGACCAGCTCGGTGCCGGCCTCACCCGACAGTGAGGCGGTCGCCGCGTGACCAGCCCGGCCCGACAGGCTGAGGCTGAACGCGCTGCGATTGCGTTCCAGATGGCGCTCACCCAGATCGGGGCGGGCACCGTCACGGATGCGCTTGCGAAGTGGGAGGACGTCCCGGCTACAGCCAGGGCGTCCACCGCTGCCTCTTGGCTGAGGCAGGCCATCACGCTGGTGATGGGTCGCAGGCGCCAGTCGCGGGACCTTGCCCGCGCGTACTACCGCCTCGTCCGCGCTCTGCGGACGGGGACCACGGTGGCTGATCCTTACCACCCCGAGCCCAGGTACGTGACGGTCACGGTCCTGCGCGAGGAGTTCAACGCCTTGGTCGGAGGCGCTGAGCGCCCCCAGGAGGGGCGTTCGAGCGACGCCCCCACCGAGACCCAGGACTCCGCCTCGTCGGCCGCGACCAGCCAAGCTGGGGAAGCTGACGGGGCGGCCCCCGACAACTCCGACCAGGCGTCGGAAGACGAACTCGACCGCATCCTGGTCGAGGAGATCGAGGGCCTTCGCGAGGCGGAGGAACGGATCGAACGCGAGGCGGAGGAAGAACTCCGCCTGGTGCTGGAAGCCCTTGGGCCCAACAACCTCCAGAAGAAGGTCGACGTGATCGACGGCGCCAGGAGCGCTGACGAGGTCGACAAACTTCGGGACGAGGCCAAGAAGCAGGCCGGCGCCCAGCAAGCCGCAGCCGCAGAGCGGGTCGCCATGAACGGCGGTCGCTCGGCGATCTGGAACCACATGTCGCGGGACCGTCGAGTCCTTGGCTACATCCGACTTTCGCGCTCCGGTACCCCGTGCGGGTGGTGCGCGATGCTCATCTCTCGTGGGCCTGTCTACCGCTCCGGCAACTCGGCTGAGTTCGCCGATGGGGACAAGTACCACGACAACTGCCACTGCTACGCGGAGCCTGTGTTCTCGCGTGAGCAGTACAACAGCTCGGCTACGTACGAGCTGAATCGCCGGTACGAGGAGCTGTGGCCCAAGGTCACCAGCGGCCTGTCCGGCAAGGCGGCTGTGTCCGCCTGGCGCCGGTTCATTCGGCAAGAACAGCAGGCCGCAGCCCAGGAGGCTCGGCGATCCCCATCGAGCGTCCAGGAGGCGTGAGCGTGCCCGAGCAGGAAACCCCCAGCACCGAAGAGACCACCACGGAAGAGACCGTCGAGACGCCCCCGGAGGGCGAGACCCCCAAGGGCGACGAGACTCCCTCGACCGAGGAGGCCCCCGCAGAAGAGAGCGTTCCGTCCGAGGTGCTTCGCAAGAAGCTCACCGACGCCAACGCCGAGGCGGCCAACTACCGCACCAAGCTCCGCGAGACCGAGGCCAAGCTCAGCTCGGCCAAGACCGTCGAGGAGTTCGAGGCGGCGACCGCCGAACTGAAGGGGCAGATCGAGGCGCTGGAGCGCAGCATCCTGCTCACCAACGTGGCACAGAAGTACGAGCTCCCCGAGGCGCTGGCCAAGCGCCTGACCGGCACCACGCCCGAGGAGCTTGAGGCGGACGCGAAGGAGCTCCAGAAGCTCGTCGCCCCTGCCGCACCTGAATCGCTCGGTGGTGGCCTCACTCCCGAGGACGACTCCGACGACTTCGACCCGGTCAAGGCCGCGCAGGAAGCCCGTCGCAGCCGTCGCTACTGACCACCTTCTGGCAAGTGTGCAACCTGCGCACGCCGAACCTCTCCTCCCCAACCGAACGGAGCAAGTAACCCGTGGCTGAACACATCGTCGTCAAGCCCGAGAAGATCGCCGCAACCGCGGCGGTCGCTCTGGAGCAGGCCCTCGTCGTCCCCGCGCTCTTCCAGCGCGAGGGCATCGACCAGTTCAAGGGCGCCAAGAACGACACCATCAACGTCAAGGTCGAGGGCGTCCTGCCCTTCCGGTCGTACGGCTTCCGCAACGCGCGGTCCGCTCCGATCACCTTCGACGAGTACAGCGAGAAGACGGTCGCCGTCACCTTCGGTGGCGACATCTACTCGGCCGTCAAGCTGACCGACGAGCAGCGCGACTTCGACCTCGCGGGCTGGGCCAAGCTCATGGCCAAGCAGACCGAGGCGATCGGTCGCGGCCTGGAGCGCCAGGCTGTCGACGCCCTGGTCGACGAGAACTACTCCGTCACCCTGGCCGGCGCCCTGTCCGGCCGTGACCTGCGGGCCACCCTGATCCGTGCGCGTGACGTGCTGAACAAGTTCCGCGTCCCGCTGGAGGGCCGTGTCCTTCTGGTCGGTTCCGGCTGGGAGCTCGCGCTCCTGACGGACGACAAGCTCAACCTCGCCGGTAACGTCGGCGAGCAGGAGGCGGTCTCCGCTCTGCGTGAGGCGAGCATCGGTCGGCGCTTCGGCTTCGACATCATCGTCTCGCAGGAGGTTCCCTCCGACGCCGCGTTCGCGATGCACCGCTCCGCGTTCATCTTCGCGACCGGCGCCCCGTCCGTCCCGTCCTCGGTGACCGGTGGCTCTGCCGCTCACAACGGTGTGGCCCTGCGCTGGATCCAGGACTACGACGCGAACTACCTGACCGACCGCTCGGTGGTCAACACCTACAAGGGCTTCCGCTCCGTCAAGGACGAGCTCCTGGGTGTCGACTCCGGCACGAACCAGGCGTTCGTCTCGCAGTACGAGCACTTCGTCCGCGCGATCAAGCTGGACCTGGACGCGACCGCTGACGTGCTGCCCGACCCGGACGGCCCCGACGCCGCGCAGGTCGAGCTCGCTGCGATCACCGGTGTCGCCGGTACCGCTGACGGCGCTGGCGTCTGATCCATCGGCTGAGTGGGGCGGGGTGTGCAAGTTGCGCATCCCGCCCCTCCCCGTGAGTGAAGGAGAACCATCTTGGCGAACTTCGCCACACTCGATGAGCTGAAGGCTCGCCTCGACTGGACGCTCGACGCTGACGAGGAGCGCATCGCGACCTC